GCCATCTGCGGGGTGTCAACACCCTCTTGAGCAAAGTCCTGAAGTCGTTCTCCGCCGCGACCGATAAGTCCGCGCAGCCCACCTCGGCCGCCGCCGATTCGAGATAGCCCTCGACCAAGGCGCGCAGCAAGTCGTCGCACGAAACCAGTCGTACAACCTTCACCAAGTCTGTTGGTGAACTGACCGGCCGCGGGCGTTTCGGGGGGACAGCGGAACTGCCCGGCCACCGAGTCCCAGACTGCTTTCTTGACACGAATCTCAAGTTCAAGAGCGCGAGCCTTGGACTCTGACTCAAAGGCCTGCGCCTTGTAGTTGACTGAGTCGCGCCATGCAGTAATCGACGAGTGATCAATTCGCTCTAGGCGTACACGTCGCGTCGGAGCGGTATTCGCTGTTTTATGCCGAATACCACTGCTCGACAACTGCTTGGTTTCAATCATTCTGACATTCCCACAAACTCAAATAGGCGGGCCTTGGATGCTCGGAGCGTACTGAGCCGACGATTAAACACGTCCTTCATCAGTTCCATGCGCACTTGCTCTGGCTTTGTCAGTTTACCATCGACAAGGAGTCGCTTCATGTACTCCTCCCAGCGAAAATCCTCGGCTCGCTTAATTGTGTCGTTGTACATTTCGAGCAATACTTGACGCTGACGCTGGGACACATTGGTGAAAATGCCCTTGTAGGCCGCGCCATTTCTGTCATACCAGGCGCCCAGAACATCGACTCGACGGGATCGCAGTTCGTCCGCCGACAGTCCAGCGCCACCCGCCAATGAGTCGCCCAAAGAGAAGGTGCGCTTTGATTTTCCGACGCTTGCGGTGGCCAGGTTTTCTAGAGTTCGTCCACGATTGTCAAGCAAAAAGTCCGACATGGCCAAGACCATAAGGTCCTTCATATTTGCCGATTTGATCGGATCAGCAGAAATGGCGCCGTCAATAATATTGCGCGGGTCTTCGATAAACGAATCACGCATTTCGTTCTTTCCGGAACCAACGACCTTTCCGGCCTTGAGGCCGAGGAAGTTCTGAATATCCGACGACAGGCGACGGGACAAGAACTCGAAGTCATTTTTGGCTGGAGTTTTAATCCACTTATTCCCGCGCCCACCGTCATACAACGTGGTGCGATTCTTGCCTTTTGATTCCTTGTACTTCTTGGAGCCAGCAACAGCACGCGCAATAAGTTCAGGGGCAATATCAGCAAGCGAGCCACCCCCATTGAGGTGGGCGATGGCATCCTCTAGCGAGATGATTTCCTTCTCTGGGGCGGTGCTGGCCGACTGCTCAGCAACACGCTCGATCTTCCAGGGCTCGGCCCCCTCCTGCCGGCCTGGAGCATCGACGGACATGAACTTCTCATAGACCCATCGGCGCACTTGTGCAGTTTCTGCGCCACGGCTGGCGGTTATCAGATCATTGGCATTATCTACGTCTGCGATATTCTCGCGGTAAATAAGCGAGCCGTTCGACATGTCTGCGATTTCGCGAAGTCGATCTCCTCCGTCAAATGGCTTCGGCTGAGTGCGACTAATCTTCTGGGCCCACAAGCGCCCAAGGCGTCGACGATCTCCGTTAGTCAGTTCCTTAGTTGCCTCTAGCGTAATAGTTCCTCCGCCGGGGAGGACGTTGTGTAGTGAGCGAACCTTGTTCTGCCAGATGAGCGGCGCGTGATCTGAGCCAATGTTGTTCGGGCTTGGCACTCCGGCGAAGAATGACGCGCCCTCCATGTCCAGGCTTCGTCGTACTTGCGCCAAGGACCGCGAGGTCACTGCCGGCGCCAGAATCAAGCCATCGCGGCGGGCCATAAATCGAGCATTGGGGTTTGTCTCCAGAACGGACACAATTCCGTCAAATGCACGCTTCAATTTCTTGGGGTCTGGGCCGGCGACTCGTGGAATCTGTGCCTGTCGCTGAATCTGAATCGTCTGCGATGTGAGTGCTCCTCCGCCTAGTGCGCGCATCATTGCCTCAGACATTGGCGCGCGCAGGAACGGACGGTTCAGGTCAAGCAGTCCGCGAAGCCTTGAGTTGGGGAGTTCGAAGAGAATACGACCACAATTGGCAAATCCACTTGAAGCGAACCGCCCGCCGTTTTCGTAACCGGCAGGACAGCGTAGTTGTGCTCGGTAAGCACGTCGGGCAGCGCCAGTGATGGCACCTCCGCCGCCGATTCCTCCCAGCCCTCGGCCCAGTCGTCCGCCCCCACCGCCACCAGGGGTAATCAGGCCGAATGCAGCAGCGCGTGGGCTCGTGTACCGAGAAAGGTTTCCAGGGGTAAGTAGCGAACCGACAGCCTGAATACGCCGACCAACAGCAGAGTCATCCCTTAGGACGCCAGCCTTTACTTGCTGCTCTTCAAGGAGCCGCATGGTGATGATCGCCTTGTAGTTGATGACATCGCGGGTAGGCAATCCTGCCTGCTTAAACAGGTGCGGAGTTGCCTCGTGCGCGAAGATACGACGAACTACAAGCGGCTCGTTGCCGAGCACAGCGTCTTCCCGCTCCTGATCATCCCCCATAGGGACTCCTACTTAGTTGAGTGGTTCTTCGTCCAGGGCCATCAACTCAAACTCCATGAGTTTGGCCATCAGTTCTGGATCATCATTGACCGCTACAGCAGACTCGGACTTCTCTCCGTCGGCCACGGGCTTGGACCATTCCTCGGGAATCATGTCTTCAAGGCCGAGTTCCTTGGCGCGCTTGGTGATGTGGCGCTTAGCCGCCTCAACATCCTTAGCACGGCCGTGAGCCATGATGGCATTACGCAGGTCCTCAGAGTCCTTGATTGGGAAGGAGCCGTCTTCCATGGCCTCGCCACGCTTTGACATCTCTTCACGCTGATCAATTCCGTATGCGCGCTTGAGAGCGATCTCGGCAATTTCCGAATCGATCTCCATCGCCTGAACCGCGTCGTACTCGTCGTAGCCGAGAACCTGTCCATCGAGGCTCACGTAGACATCGTACGAGCGACCATCGACGCCATTGATCTCAACTGCGTAGGCCTCACTGCCCTCGAACTCGTCTGCATCAACCGACACGATGTCGCCCTCAATTGACTTGACGGCGATGAGGCCGGCATCCTCGAAGGAGATAATTCCGCCATAGTGCTCTGCTGACTTAACGTCGAGCACCGAGGAATCGAGTTCGTGCCAGCCGCGACAACGAGCATCCTGGCCATCGAAAACGGCCTCGATGACCGTATCGTCACGCTTTACCTGAACGATGAAGACATCCTTGACGTCGGAGTATCCACCCGAGAGGGTCTTGCCGGCGAACATACCTTCAGCAAGTCCCTGAACCTCGATGAGGGTTGGCAGGCCCTGCTCTGGAGCACATCCGCCGGGGCAGGCCGCGCAAGGGCTAGCGGAGCCGGCCAGCATCTTCTGCTGGAATCCGCAGACATAAGCATCCTCGTCCCAGTCAGCGCTCTTAACACCCATGGTCTGCATACGGGCAGCGCGAGCAGCGCGACGACGCTTCATTTCTTCTTCGGCCATGCGCTGCATTTCGGACATGTCGCCCTCGCTCATGCCCATGCCACCCTTTTCGGGCATCTCATCGCTCATCATCTTTGTACCGCACTGCGAGCAGAACTTCGCGCCGGGAGCATTCTTGTACGAACACTTGGGGCATACGCCCTTCACGTCAGACTCTTCCTGCATTTCTTCTTCTTCGGGCTTGTCCGCCATGGCCGCAGGCATCATGCCGTTGGGCATCATGTTTTCCTTCCTGCGCATACGGTTGCGCAAGGCCCGGAACATGCCCTTCTCATATTCGTCGAGCATCTCGTCGTCTTCAATCATTTCGCCGTTCTCGCCCTTACGACGACGACGGCCCATGAGCATGCGGAGCAGGCCCTTCTCTTCCTCGGTCAAAAGATTCTCGTCGTACTCTTCTTCCGACATTTTCTCTTCATCCTCACCGGGGCCCATGCCATACTTCTGCTGAACAGCCATAGCGCCGCACGCGCCGCAGACCTTGGAACCGCTTTCGTAGCCGCACTCACTAGCCTCAAGGCCCTTGGCGCACGCAACTACGTCGCCTTCGGCGCTGATCTTTACTACTGCTTTTTCGTCCATTTGGTCGTTCTCCTTGTATTGCATAGCCCTTGTTGTGCATGCATTTGGTGATGAACATCCAGAGCAGGGTGACATTCGTTTGTCGCCTGTAACCATACACTGGAACTTCGGTTGAATTTTGTGGATTGCTTTGACAGCATCGTACTCGACCGAATTTATATCATCCGCAATAAACGCACTCTCCTGACTAGTCATTACTTTTGGGTGATCTTGAGGCTTGCTGTTTGAGCCGACTTACTACCATAAGCAGCACTAAACGATTTTAGAGCATTGTTAATAGCCTTTTCGGCATCTACCGAAAGTGTTTCCTTGGCAAAAACCAGGCCATCCTCGGTCGCCTTGCAGTCAACCTTGTGATGTGAGAGCACCGGGTCGATGTGATTCTTGATGGCGAACAGGTCGGAAATCGGCGCCTTAATGATGGGCGCACTCTTCTCCTCCTTCGAGGCTTCAGAAATTACCTGGTTAAGAAGGTCAGCAATTTGTCGTAGCCGGACCATATTGCGGGTGGAAATTATTCGCCCGGCCTTGAACAAAATCTCGTCGTCATCGGACTTCATCCCGCCGCAACCGCAGCCACATCCACCCGAAGACATCGGGGGCTTCATGTATTCGTACTCGACCTCATTGCCGTCATCGTCGTCCCCAACGTGAACCCAGTTGGAGTCGTCGCCAATGAACTGCATGAACTCTGGCTCCATTTCCATGAATTCCTTAAGCACCATGTTGGCAAACTTGATGTCGGTATCTGTTACCTCATCTAGGTTGTCGTTCTCGTATCCCTCGACAAACGGGTCAGCCTTTTTGGGATTGGCAAGCCGTGACATCCGCTCATTAAATTGCCTGTCAGAAATAATCGAGCCGCGAACAACTCCGCGGATTTTACGACGGCAGTTCTTCATGCCCGGGTGGTGACAGCCCTCATTGGGCCATAGTCCGGTTGTCTCGTGGTGTAGCCACGCACAGATGCGCTCAAGTGGGTACAATTCTGGGTGGTCGGCCAGAATGACTAGGCAACGACGGAATCCGCCGGGCTTACGCATGATGGGCCGCCAGTAGCGGAGCAGACGCTCCAGGTTGCCACGGCGAGGTCCATACCCACGAAGAATGTCGCCAGTAATATTTTCCTGGGGAATGACATCCACTGGAGCCGGAGCCTTGGCTTCACCATTCGGCCACATTCCACCAACAGTTCCGCCCGCTGCCGGCGTGTAAACAGTTTGAGCCTGAACCTTCTCTGGCTCACCGAGCATGTACTTCTGAATATCGTCCTCATAGTGGTACGACACGCGGAATGTGTTCATTTGGTCATCTTCCGAGATGTGATCAAAGATCACAATGTTCTCGTCCATGACGCGAATACGGACGCTGCCCTTGAACTTTTCGACTAGCGCCTGAGCAAGTTCTTCTGGGTCCTTGGACTCCGCCGGCGATGCGTTGCCATAGCCAGAGTCGTCATCCTCGTAGGGCAGGCCCTTCTTCTTGCGGTCATTGAGTTTCTTGATCTCCTCCCGGACCAAGTCCTTCATGTGCCCTTCCCCACGGCTGCCAACCGCCAACCACTTTATCTGGGCGATTACGCCGGGAAGACGGAAGTCCTGCTCGTGGCGGGCGACCCATGCCTCTCTTAATTCGAGCGCTGCGATTTGAGCGTCGGTTGTTGCTACACCATTTTGCTTGGCAATTTTTGTCAGTATTTCGTACTGAGCGTTGCCCTTGATGTTTCCGCCCTTGCGCCAAAGTTCCGGATACTCCGTTCGGACCATCTCGGCAAAACCGCGGTCAAACATCGGCCACTTGCTTTTGCCGAAAGAGGTTACTTTATCTTCAGCCTTATCGGCCTTGATTGAAATTGTAGCGGTTAACTGGTTGGCGCCATGAAGCACTGGCGAGACTTCGTAAAGTTCCACCTCACGCAGGATGTTTGCCTGACGAGACGAGTCGTAGATCGAGTCAAGCGTCTTGTAGCCAATCGACCATTCTTGGTCTGGGCCGAAGAAAGCAACGTCAGCAAAGGCTTGCCGCCCGCGCTCGCTCTTGAGGTTGAACTGAACGCGAGCATAGAGCCCACCAACGCCGACGTTGCGCATCTTGGCTGGTAGGCGAGGGTCATTGGGCTTGACTTCGTAGATTTCAAGGACCTTGCCGATGGGACTATTCCAGTCATGACCCCAAACGACTCGGGGATTACGGCGCTTCAGGCTTCCGTCGAAAGCCCCAGGAACGATGATGTCGCCAACAGCGTCCTTATTACCGAAGGCGGCGACGAAGCACTCAACAATGCCCTGCGCTTCATCGATGCTGATTTGACCAGTGTTGGCCTTGAACTCATAGTCGCGAGTCTGCGTAGGCATTTACGTATCTCCAAAAGTCGATTACAGTTTATGATACTCGGCGCATTACCCCAGTAGGGGAATGTTTCAGTAATGGCATTACTTATTCAGTCGGCTGAATACGCAAGCGGCAGCGACAGTTGATTGTTAGCCCTGGTGGAGCAAGCGGGTCTCCGGGGAAGCGAAGGATAACACCCTCGTCAGTAAACGAATCCTTGAGTGGTACTGCCTTGCCCTCAAGAACCCTGTGCTCATTGCGCACCGATGAGTCTTTGCGAGTGACCCACTGCTTACTAAACCGCAGTGAGCCGTTTTCTTTTTTGCCCACAAAATACAGGCCGGCGTTATAGGCAGACTGCGCTTCATGCTCAGCGATCTGTCGCTTCCGCTTGTTAAGCAAATACGCGAAGATTGCAATCAATGCCGCTTTAAGCAGGGCATTTCTTTCGTCCTGGTCACGAATACTCATGCCAACGAGGAGCGCCGCTGCAATTTCCTCACGAGTCGTATCATTGACTTGCTGCATTCTCGCAACCTGACTGTCAAGATATTGCTGCAACTCTTCCTGATCGACTGGCTCTGATGCCTGTGGGTATTGCTCGCGAGCCTGCCTGACTGCATCATTAACAATCCCAGCAATTAGCGGCCGCATGTCGTCGTTGATCTGCTTATCCCAGACCTTCTTGTCGAACACCGACCCGACGTCAAGAGTTCCGCCAATCATCAACTTGCGCGCCTTGGGGCCGAGGGCCTTCTCCAAAATTACACGCTGTTGGCGCTCAAAAAGATTATCTAGTTTTGCGTCGAGAATGTCTGCCCAACGGTCGGCAGACTCATCTGCCTTGACGTCAGTTTGTACGAAAGGGGTATCAGCCCCCTTGAGGCTGATAAAGGACCCTTCGGCTGAAAGTTGACCAGAGGGTGGTGGGGTAACCTGGGCTTCCGGTGGTACGGCATTTTGCTCTGGGACAACAATCCCCATTCCTGGTTCAACTCCAGGAGGAGTTTGAGGCGCCGCTGCCGGCATCGGCTCAACCCCTGGAACTGCGCCGGCCTGAACCGCCTGAGTCATTACGGTCTGGGGCGCCGCTCCTGGAGCCTGCCCCTGGGGCGGGGTCTCCATTGGCTTCTCGGGGTTGCCAATTGGAGCCAGGTTCGGGTTGGCCAGCATGGAGTCGGCCAGGTCAGACACAACATTCTTGCGTCCGGTGTGTGAGCGGTATTCGTTGGCGGAGATAAGGCCAGCCTGGAATTCTTGGAGCAGGTGACCTTCGCGCTCTTGCTTGGCAAGAATCAGAGCGGGGACATCGGTCGTATCGAAGTCGATATAGTAAACCGGATGCAGGCTGTCCAGTGCGCGAGCGATTGGCTCAAGGTGGGGGAGCATGGTCTCCATCCAGAACACCTTGATCTCTTCGCCTGCGTTCGAGAACGTACGTCCAGCGGCATTACCTATCACTGACTCGGGCACACCAAAGGCCGCCAGGATTTCTTCCTTGGTGATTTGCCGCATGGAGGTGTAGGCCGCATCACGGGGGCTGGCACCAGTGTCAAGAAAATCAACACCATCTTCGGAGGCAATAACCGTAGTTCCGCCAGCGCGGTTGATGTTGCCCCGGAATCGTGAGCGCAACTCGTCCTTGTCGTCGTCATCCATTTCGCCACGGACAACGAGCAAGCCGCCCGGACGACCATCATTGATGAGGAAGTTGCGGTTATAGATTTTGGCCAGGTTCTCAATTTCGATAGCCACTCCCGCCGCCTCCATGGGGGTTAGCGAAAGATAGGGATCGAGTGGGTGCGGCCGGCGAATCCAAATTACGTCGTCGGCCTTGACGAAGACCTTTTTGCCATTTGGCATGTCCACCTCGAACCCAGAAACAAATTTCTTGGGGTCCGGGACAGGGGCTGTGAACTGGGGCGGAAGAAGATGAAGGGCAATCAACTCACCATTACGCCCACGAATCTTTTCAATAAATACCCCTCGGGTGCTCATCAGCAACTGCGAGGACAGGCGGTAGCGGAAGACGAAAGAATCTTCGCCTTCGTTCGCCTTTGAGTTCAGTATGTCAAGAATCTGGTTGTTTTCCTTGACAACTGTTCCGTTAGGGGAGTTGTCTTCACGGAGAATAATTGGTAGCCGGGCCTGGTTGCCGGCGATGGCGTCGATACAACGGAATACCCAGGTAACCTTTTGCATGCCTTCGCGATAAGCGCGCTGCATGTCCCAGCCGTCCTTATAGGCCTTGCCGGTTCGAGCGATATCAAAAGACACTGGTGCGCCAGGATTGAGGCCCGATGCCTTGATCGATTCGGAGACGATGTCCTTCGTCTCTTCCATTGTTTTTGTCTGTGGCTTATTCCAGGCCATTAGTCACGTCCCAAAAGGTATCCATATAGTCCAGCATTTGCACCTGCTACTATTAAACCAGCCCCAGGCCATCCCAGCATGGAAACTCCTATGGCGGGAAGAACGACAAAACAACCCATCAAAAAGTACGCCGAGGTTTGACGCGAAGTAAGTATACCAATAAATCTTTTCGGTTTACTGGGATTATTCTCAGATTCTGCCATTGCTGCGTTCTCCGTGGGGTAAGCACCCTAACATCATCATCCTACACACAACGGAGCCCCCCAGTGACCGATTGGTCCAGTATCCTCGAATATCTTCAGCCCAAGCAGCCCGAGTTCTGCCCTGAAGAACCGTCATTGACGCAGAAGGTATTTCTGCGGACCTATCAACTCGAAGCACTATTTGGCGGAGCGGCCGGTGGGGGAAAATCCTCGGCACTACTGATGTCGGCCCTTCAGTATGTTGATGTGCCCGGATATTCAGCCATCCTATTTCGTAGGACGTTCGCTGACTTGGCCCTGCCGGGAGCCTTGATGGACCGTGCCCGTGAATGGATGTCCCGCCACGACGATGTCAAGTGGAATGGCGTACAAAATACATTTACCTTCCCATCAGGAGCCAGAATCACTTTCGGTTATTTGAACAATACAAATGACTATCTTCGCTACAAGGGTGCTGAATTTCAATTCATCGGCATGGATGAAGTTACAGAAATCCGTGAGAACGACTATCGTTACCTGTTCTCCCGACTGCGCCGTCCGGCCTCTGGCCCGCTGTCCAAGGTGCCCCTACGGATGCGAGCCGCGTCGAACCCAGCCCCGAACTGGGTGCGTCAGCGCTTCATTGTCGAAGGAATGAAAAACAACCGCATTTTCGTGCCATCCAAATTGACTGACAACCCTGGCATCGACGCTGAGTCCTACCGTTCAGCGTTGAGTTCGCTAGACCCGATTGAGCGCCGGCGCCTCGAAGAGGGCGACTGGTGGTCGACTACACTCGGCTCGCTGTTCGAGCGAGAGAATTTTATTCTGATCGACCCAGCGGAAATCCCTCAGTTGACATCCTCGGCTCGCGCGATTCGATTCTGGGACCTTGCGGCGACCGAACCCTCTCACTCGAACCCTGATCCCGACTGGACCGTTGGCACTCTTATGCTATTTGACCAGGGAGTGGCCTATGTTGTTGACGTCAAGCGGGCCAGGGTCAAGGCCGAAAAGGTCGAGCAACTCATTGCAAATACCGCAATGGAAGACGGCCGCCAAGTCTCGATTCGGATGGAGCAGGAGCCCGGATCGTCCGGCAAGGCGCTGGCCGACCAATATGCTAGGTATGTTCTCCCCGGCTATGACTTCTCAGCAATGAGGGCAACCGGAGACAAAGTGACCCGGGCCAGGCCTTTCGCCGCGGCCGTGGCTAATGGGAACGTCCGTGTAGTCAGGGGGTCATGGCTAACCCCATGGCTTGATGAGTTTGCCTCATTCCCCGAAGCCACTGACCACGACGACCAGGTCGACTCCGCAGTCGGGGCATTTACCTATTTGGCCGGCCTCGGTTTGCCTCAGCGAAAGCGGGCGGCTATCATCGTCTGACACGTACTAACCACTGGAGGAACTGTGGGTATTTCAGACGAAATTGCCAATCTGCGTAAAGCGATTATGCACCTTGATGTCGCCATCTCGGCTGAAGCGCCAGGGCTTGATGCCAAGGAAGCGTGCCAGTTGCTTGTGAGCCTTCATGAGGCCAAGGCAGAACTTGGCGTGGTGTATGCCGGCATGGAGAAAGCCGCTGCCGATGCCATGGGCCGGGACGAAGAGATTGTTCTCGACGATGGCTCACGGATTGAGAAGAAGTTCGATCCGGGCCGCAAGGGCTGGAAGCACAAGGACCTGGCCTCTGTGGTGTCGGAAAAATTGTCGATGCTCGCAATTGACATGGACACGGGTGAGGTAGTAATGTCACCCCAAGAGGTCGCAGAGCGGGTTCTTGACTACGTACAGCCTTCATATTGGAGAATCAAGAAGTTGGCTGAACTAGGCATCAATGCTGACAACTACTGCGAACTTGGTGAACCGAAAACAAGCATTGCCGTCAGGAGAGCAAAGTAATGGCTACTAGCAAAAATACGACAGAGACTGAGATCGCGGAGGAATATCCAATAGCGTTCCCAGCAGAAGTGACCAATGACTGGGAGCAGGTTGAGCGCAGGCGCAAGCAGGAGCGTGCGGATAACTCGGCAAAGGCCATGAAGGACCTTTATGAGCCCTTCCACCCCAGCGTCGAACGTCAACTCAAAAAGAGTGGCACTAGCCTGACCTATATCCCCGTCAGCGAAGTCATCACCCGACTCAACCAGGTATTCGGCATTGACGGCTGGAGTTCGGAAATCATCCGCTGCGAGCGCGACGCTCTCGATCCGGATTTCATCGTTGCCCATGTCCGCCTATCGCTGTCGCATTTCGGTGATTTTGGCAACCTACATAAGGACGGATTTGGCGGCCAGAAGATCAAGCGAACAAAGGCCGGCGACATTGTCGATCTTGGCGATGAGTTCAAGGGCGCTGTGTCGGATGCCTTGAAGAAGGCGGCTCAGCAATTCGGTATCGGCCTATACCTTGCCCGATCCGAAGAGGCGCTCAGCATGGAAGCGCAGGCCAGCGCTGATCCAGAACTCGACAACCTGTGGAATAAGTTCATGGACAAAACCAAGAAACTCGACGCCGATGGAAAACTTGCCCTGAAGAATTACTGGGCAAAGATCAGCGGTGGAGCGCCTACGCCCAAGCGTGAGACCGCTACCGCCGACGCCCTTCGTGCGCTCATCGCAGAATGCGCCCTCATCACTACTGGTGGGACATTCGAAGATGAGTTCAGCGAATGAGTTTTAATCCCCCCGAGTACCTTTCGCCATCTTCGCTATCGACATTCAAGCAATGCCCCCTTCGATTCAAGTACACAAAAATCGATGGGGTGCGTGAGCCAGATACCGAAGCAACCGTTCTCGGCTCCTTCATACACGAAATCCTAGAATTCTTATTCGCTCTACCAGCCGACGAAAGAACCTTGCCGGCAGCAAGAGCAATCGCCAATGCGGCGTGGAATGAGAATGGATGGCGCAACCGAGTGATCGGCGTGATTGGCGCAGACGAGACCATCCTGCGTAAATTCAGATGGGATGCCTGGTGGCGCGTCGAAAACTATTTCGGTATGGAAAGCCCATCAGAGATTGAGCCAGTTGGCCTTGAGTATGAAGTGACTGGGGAAATCGAGGGCGTGCGAATCAAGGGCTTTGTTGATCGCTGGTCAGAAGGACCAAACGGGATTATCGTCTCCGACTACAAGACTGGCAAGACGCCCGCCCCAAGGTATAGGGACGACAAGTTCACCCAATTGTTTATTTATGCTCTCATGATCAACCATAAGTTGTCACGAGTGCCGGCATCGGTTGAATTGCTTTACCTAAAGGATGGCACACGCTTGACATCCGAAGTAACCGAAGATACACTGAAATCAACAACAGAAATGCTCATCACCACGAACAACGAAATTATGCAGCGTTGTGAGTCTGGTGATTTTGAATACAAAACATCAAAACTATGTAAATTTTGCACGTTCAAAAGTGTGTGCCCTGCCTGGAGGAAGCAATGAACGACGACGCCTTTGCCCGTCTCGTGGCCGAAGAGGTCAAGAACAATGTCTCTGATTCGCAGAGGCAGTACCTGCTCCTGCCAGAAAACTGGGGCCGCTGGCGCCGGGCATTGTCGGCCCTTGTTGACAACCTGAGTGATCAGTTGACGCGAATTGAGAAGGAAACAGCCGAGCAAATCGCTCGCTACGAAATGCTTGGCGATGACGGATTTTCGATGGTTGCCGAACTGGCATCAGAGTCTGACCACAAGACGAAGAAAATTAGCCGGTTCAAGTTTTATGTTGAATCGAAACTCGAAGAGGTCAACCGCATGATTGCCCTCGGCACGGACCATATCGACGAAAAGGTCAAGGTCGTAGAGTTCCTGCGTCGCGCAATTTTGATGCACAAGCAGATGATGGAAGACAACGACCTGGAACCGACCGGAATCGATCTCGCTCTATGGGACTCGCTCGACGGCTCGTGGTCATTTGACAAGGTCGATCCCGCCACGCTATGACAACTGTAGGTTTTGCATCGACCGACTGGTCTCGTAGTCTTTTTGATTCCAACGGGATGAATGTTCCTGGTGGGGCAAATTGGGTGCGCTTTCAGCAGGTGCGCCAGCACATGAGTATGCCATCGGCAACTGGCTGGCTCACATGGACCGATGAACACGGATTTGTGATCTCAAACAACAAGGGCGATATCGCTCATAATCTTGACGTAATTGTCATGCAAAGAATTATGTTTGGCGATCTTGTTGACAAGTTGCGCGATTACCGGGAGAAAGAAAACCGAGCCCTAATCATCAACGATCTGGATGACTGGTACTGGGGACTTGACCCGCGCAATGCCGCCTATAAATTGACTAGGCCCGAGAACAATCCAGAAGAAAACATTGACCACTATCAGAAAATCTTGGAGTTGTCTGACATTGTCACCGTCTCCACGCCATTCTTAAAAACGGCGGTAGATAATCTATGCGGCCATAAAAATGTTGTTGTCATCGAGAACCACGTTTCGACCAATCACTTCAATGTTCGTGGATTCAATGGCAAGAGGCCTGTAGTTGGCTGGGTTGGTTCAACCAATCATCGAAGTGGCGACCTTGAGGAATTGTTCGGCATATTCGACAACAGCATCAAGTTTCACCACAGCGGCCACTATGGTGCCGGCAATCCCTTTGCTGACGCCCTGGGCGTAAAGAAGGATCGTGTTGCCAAAAGCCCGATGAGGGCGCCATGGGACTACGCCAGAATGTCGTTCTGTTTTGACATCGGCCTGGCTCCGCTCTCAGACATTGAATTCAACCACGCCAAGTCGTGGATTAAGGCAATTGAGTATGCGGCTGCTGGTATCCCATTTGTTGCGTCACCACGCACAGAATATGTTCGTCTGGTTGAGCAACTGGGAGTAGGCCGTATTGCCCACAGCCCATCCGACTGGGTGACTCATGTCAAGGAATTGCACGACCATGGAACCCGCGTCAATGAAGCGGCCCTACTCCGCAGCCGGGTCGAGGAACTGCTCGACGTAAAGCACATGGCTCGGCTATGGGAATCTGTGATATCTTCTAATCTGTGAGGAAGCGTTCTGCCAAGCAGGAAGCGCTCTACCGTGAGCGCCGGCCATTGGTCAAAAGGCTGCTAGAGGAGCGAGTCTGGTGTGAGGCCTGCCCGATTTTTGCCGAGCATGATGGGCGAGTTACCTATGCCAGGAATCGCTCGATGGACATTCATGAACTGGTCCGCAGGTCGCAGGGCGGGTCAATTCTGGACATCGACAACCTGATCGCCGTGTGCCGCCCATGTCATATTAGAATCGGTAATTATCCTCAGTTGGCATTCGATTTAGGTTTGGCCAAGAGGTCTTGGGAGCAGTAATACCTATTGTGCTACTCTTGACTTGACCAAGGAGAGTCATGGTAGTTCCGCGTCGCACAA